AATGGGATCTTATGTCGATGCGCTGGGCAAGTCCGTCGTCCGCATTCACAACATTGCCACACAGGTTTATGAAACCAGTCCGGTCGATGAATTTGGCCTACCTGCCAACAGTGAAGGAATCATCAACTACCAACTCACCACCCAAACCCAAAGCGCCATTCTAGGGGCCTCAGACAAATCCGTCGTATCAAACGGGGCCGTCCACCTGTTCAACGCTCAAGGAGCCCCGGGCTTGACCTTCCTTAGCGACTCGCCGGACCTCATGCCGCAGAATTGGCGCAATGGCTACCTCATCGCAGTGGAGGAATTGTTCCTAGCAATTGACACCGATGCTCAAGTTCCTACGGCGACCGTGGAGATCGTGATGGAGTGCACCGTCGAAACTCTCTCACAGAACGCGGCTATGGCTCTTGCACTTTCCCAACAATGAGGTGGTCGTCTTTGACACCTGAGGAAAGGATGTTGATGGCCGCTCGCTTGAGGGCGATGGCGGACGCATTGCTGATCCCTACTGCTATGGTGACCGGCCTGCCCCATGATCTAGTCACGGGATTTGTCGAAGGCACTACTGTTGGAGCGGTGGAGGCCGGTAAAGCCACGAAAAAGAAGAGAGTCTCCGCGTATAACCGCGCATACAAGCGTGCGTTCAAGCGTGTCGCCTCAAAATACAAACTCAAGAACGGCAAGTGGAAAGCCAACGGGTTCAAGCGTGCGGTCAAAGAGGCTCACAAGATTGCCGGAGGGAAGAAGAAATGAGTCGTCATACAATTCGTGGCGAGGTCCTCGCCGGTCAACGCGAACTCCTGATCCTGGATGACGGTGTGTTCACGCAGGGACATCGGGTGACCTCGTTCGTCATCATCGGCGCAAACAATGGAGCCACTGCCTCAGAATGCGTTCTTTCGTATGGAGAGGACGTGACGGGTATTGCTTTCAGCGACGGCAACCAATTCGGGTGGGCGTTGTGGGATGCTGATACGACCACGGGAAACCGTCACTTCTCGCTGGTGGACCCCGACCATGTAATTCAACAGGATCTGTTCATTCATTCTTTGTCCGGCCAAGCCTCCTTCCTCATTGAGGTTGAACCGGTCACCCTCACCGAGGCGCAGGGCGTTCTCCAACTAGTCAAAGCAAAGCGACAGGCGTGATTTTAATGACAGAAGAAGCAACACCGGAAGCCAACAATCCTTCAGCTGGTTCGCGTACTGAGCGGTTCGCTCAGTGGTTGATGGCTAGAGAAGAGCGCAGACAAGAAAAAGAGTCAAACCTTGAAGGCCTGATCAGACTAAACGTCCTAGTCTCCTTTCTCACTCTCGGTTTGGTCGGTGGTTTCGAAACTGTCCGCCTTGCTGTTAGCATGATCCCCTACCTTTAGAACCGCGTTCAAGGTGTGCCACCAATTGTTGAGGACCCACATAGCGGGAGCATGGAATTCATCTTTCTCCATGTTGTCAATGGTTCCGCCAATCATTTCCATGACGACACAAACGAGGTGAATTTGTTCATCATTCACCCTGGATCACCTCGTGAACGTCACGTGCTCCAATTTTGGCATAGCACGCGTTGCATTTCGCAAAGCGCGGTTTGAAGTCTGCGAATTGTACGCGTTCGCAACGCTTACAGAACATCCAAACGCGTCCCATCACTCCACCTTCTTGACATTGACATAGGCGGCGCCCTCGGAAGGCTTCATCCATTCCCAATTGGTCCGACATGATCCGCATTGAATTCCTCTGTGGATGGGGTCGCCCAATTCAAATTCCCATGGAAGGCCATAGAAGAGATCTTCTTGACCGTTTGAGTTTGTTCGGGGATGTCGTTGAGCAAGCGGACGTCCTAGAACGCGTCCGCATTCGCAAAGGAATGTGTTTTGATTTGCCATCATTGACCACCCCAGCAGATTGGACAACGGCCTTTCTTGTGTCGTGGGTTGCACTTGTCCTTCGTTTCTCCCCAAATGCGAGCACTTTCCGGCGCCACATGATCCTGGTGATGAGAAATTGACGCCGTGGTCGCTTGCGATGCGTGCTTCAACAGGCATTGGCGCACAAATCGGCTAAAATTAGGCAGTCGGTCGGCAATTTTAGCAGTGTCCTCGTCTAGGCTGATGGTTTTATTCTGTCCCATGGCCGTCCCACGACTAGGCAGTATAAGTACTTACTTATACTTACTATGCGCACTAGCCTATCAGCCCCTCCACGCTGAGCGTGCGTGGGCCCTAGGGAAGATTAAGGTGCCGATAGGACAGTGTAATTTATACACTAGATGTTTCTGCCAGGATCATGGCCAAAAGCGACTCGTTCTTTATCCGTGCAAAAGCAACCTCGACAGGAGGCTCCTTCGAACAAATTGAGATTCCAATGGGATCTTATGTCGATGCGCTGGGCAAGTCCGTCGTCCGCATTCACAACATTGCCACACAGGTTTATGAAACCAGTCCGGTCGATGAATTTGGCCTACCTGCCAACAGTGAAGGAATCAT